GTCTATGTGATGGATGGATACGTGCGTGTTGACAATGCCATCCTTGCGGCAGGCGATGCAGCCGTAGGCGGCCATTGCTGACCATAGGGCTTTGTCTGACTTGGTTGGGCTACTCACAGCCACCGCCCCTGCTCTCCCCGGTTGCCGCGTCCCCATTGCTCGGCTGCATCGCGCCTGAAAGCGTCGGAGACCGGCTGTCCCCTGTGCTTTGCCAGCAGGCCGAGGTACGCGCTACCATTGCCCTGGCGTTCTGCTGAATGTCGGATGAACCATCTGATCTCGCATTGGTATCTGTGCTGCTCATTCGATAAACCCGCCCTTTCTCTTGGCATGTTTTGTCTCTCTTTCGCGGGCCACGATATTTGAAACTGTCGCACGATCCGCGTCTCTGAAACGGCTGAATTCAGCCTGAAATACTAGCTTAATGTCGCCACACGGCCCCATCCGGTTCTTTCGGATCAGACACTCCGCAATGCCGCGCCAGGCTGAATTATCGTGGTAATACTCGTCCCGGTAAAGCATCATCACCACGTCGGCATCCTGTTCGATGGCACCCGACTCCCGCAGATCAGAGAGCATTGGACGCTTGTCGCCGCGCTCCTCGACTTTGCGCGATAGCTGCGACAAAACGATAACCGGCACGGATAAGTCGCGCGCCATCAGCTTCAGTCCGCGCGTGATGGCGGATAGCTCCTCGTTTCGGTTGTTGCCGTGGCCGCTCATGAGTTGCAGGTAGTCGATGACGATCAGGCCAAGTCCGCCCTTGCGTTTCTGCCGCCTGGCGCGGGCGTGCATCTGGGCGACCGACAGGCTGGCGCTTGAGTCGATCACCAGCGAGGCTTCATGCAGCACGCCAAGGGCAGTGGACACCAAGTCCCAGTCGGCGTCTTGCATCCGGCCTGAAGACAGCTTCATTGACTCGACTCCGCCGATACTGGCCAGCGAACGCTGGGCGAGTTGCTCGGCACTCATTTCAAGCGAGAAGATCATCACTGGCTTACCGTCCACCGCCACATTCTCGGCGATGTTCAGCGCGAAAGCCGACTTGCCCATCGACGGCCGTCCGGCAATGATGATCAGGTCGCCAGACTTGAGGCCGTCAAGCAGGCCGTCCACGTCGGCGAAGCCCGTCGGCAGGCCAGAGACTGCGCCTCCCCTGGCCTTGCGTTCTTCGATGCGTTCGATCACCGGGCCAAGCACGGCAGATAACTGGCGGGGTTCGTCTCGGCTACTGCCGCGCTCGGATAGCGCCATGAGCTTGCCTGTAGCCTGGTCAATTCGATCCATGGCGGGCAGTGAGCCAGCCGCCCATGCCAATGCCTCAATTTCGCCGGATACCGCCAGCAATGCCCGAAGGCTGGCTTTCTCGGCTACGGTCTGCGCATAGCCCTTGATGTTCGCCGCCGATGGCGTGGTGTTGGCTATTTCGCCAAGGTAGGCAAGGCCGCCGGTCTGGTCGACTTCGTTGGACTGTTCTATGGACTCATACGCGGTCACCACATCCACCGGCTTGCTGCGCTGGATCAGCTTGCCGATATGACGAAAGATGCGGCGATGGTCGTCGCGGTAAAAGTCGGCTTCGCCAACCAGGTCGGCAATGCGATCCCATGCCGCCTCGCCACCGATCAACAGGCCGCCCAGCAGGGACTGTTCAGACTCTACCGAATGGGGAGGTATGCGCATGTCAATCATGCCGCCTCCCGGTTTTCAAATTTGCCTTCGATAACCTTGGCAAAGTTTTCAGGCGCGACGATCCACTCCAGGCCAATTTCAAAAGGCGGGCGGTTTATCGCATTGGCGCGGCCGGTCAGAAAGTCAGACCCGGCGATGTAGGCAAAGAACTTGCGCCACCACTCGATGCTTTGCCGCTTCTTGTCTTCACGCCAGCGGGACCTAAGCCTGGATCGCCTTGCCTCATTCCAAACCTTCACCTGCCTGCCCATTGGCAAAAGCTCATGGTAGGCAGCGATGATCTGTTCGTGGGGACAAGAGTCTGCTTCGGTGCCTGACTGTTTCTGGTCACCGGCCGTAGGCTGGGGACAAGAGCTTTTAGTATTTGGTAACGGAGACGGAGACGGAGACGGAGACGGAGACGGTGCACAGCTATTTTCGTCATCCTGCATGCTACTAGGATGCTTGGTGTCTGCTACTAGTATGCTACTAGCAGAATTTTTCAAGCTTGCAGCATATTCTGGCATCAATTCAGCAGCTTTTATTCTGCCGTGGTGCTTGCACGCAGCAAGCCATCTGGCCTTTTCGCTGCGGGTATCAGCACCTGCTGCCCATGGGTTATGCTCTCGCCAGTCATGGATGTGGTAGCAGCCGTCATCATCATCAAGAAAGCCGACATCAAGCATGGCTGAGACGAAAACGCCGTCATCGCCAGGCCAGTCAACGGCAAGCTCTATATCCTCGGCTGTCATGCCAGATAGGTTGCCGTTCGGCTTGTTCGAGGCTGCCCAAAGAAACAGGCAAACCATGCGCCACGCGCCATCTGTGCCGATGCGCTTTATCAGCTTCTTGGTTTTTGGGTGGGCAGGTAGCCCGATATTCAGTCTTGCGTCGATCATGCCTATCTCCATTCGCCTATCGAAAAAGGGTCGGGGACTCTGCCGATAGGCGAGACAGAGCCGGCTGCGCAGCCGTTCCCCGATTGACTGTTATCACTTCGCCGTGCCACCAGCGCCGCGTTTTTTCGCCTCCTTGCCGAAAACATCAGGCCGCGCCAGCTTCAGGTACATGAGCTGCGCCTTTGGGATTCTCCCGCGTGCGCGCCATCCAGAAACAGACGGCGGCCTGATTTCGCACAGACGCGCTACAGCGCTTGTGCCTCCGAGTGCGTCGATAATTTGATTAGTATCCATGAATGGAGTATAGTCCTGACTAGTTGATAATGCAATAGTACCAGCGAAAGGATTTTCAATGCAAGAGCTAAATTTTCACCCGATAGCGGCGATATTCCCCCTCATCGAAGGCCAAGAGTTTTCAGCGCTTGTCGACGATGTTAGAAAGCATGGCGTCAGGGAGCCAATATGGCTTTATGACGGCCAAATACTCGATGGCAGAAACCGATATAAAGCCGCGCAAGAGGCTGGCGTTGCCTTTGAGACCAGGATGTTTGAAGGCACACCAGTAGAGGCCATTGAGCGGGTATGGTCACTCAACAGAACACGGCGACACATGACGCCAAGCCAAGCCGCGATAGCCGATGCCAGACGCAATGAAATGACGGACGTCTATGCGGCAGTGAGGGATGCGGCGAAGGAGCGGCACTCAATAGCGGTGTCAGAGAGCAACAAGAGGCGCGCAAATGCCGTCCCATCGGGGGAACAAATTCCACCGATGGAGGATAGTCTTCAGCTTGAAGATGAAAAACTGCTATCACAGATTGATAACAGTTCAGCGCCAGCGCCAAAGACCCGCGACACCCGCGCCAAGGCAGCCGGGACAAATGCCAAGTACATTGACCTGGCGGACAAGATATTGAAAGAGCATCCAGAATTGGCGGCAGATATTGAGTCCGGCAAAAAGACGCTTTCACAGGTGGGCAGAGAAATTCGCCAGCAAGAGCTTTCAGCTAAAACACCGCCGCCGCCATCTGGCAAATATCGCGTGATCTACGCTGATCCGCCTTGGCGATATAACGACGCTATGGCGATCAGCAAGGACGGACTAGGTGAGAGCTACGGCCCGGCAGAGGCACACTATCCGCCGATGTCGATAACAGAATTGTGCGCCCTGCCAGTGCGTGACATTGCCGAAGACGATGCTGTTTTATTTCTTTGGACAACATCGCCGCTTTTGGAGGATACGTTTCAGATCGTCAAGGCTTGGGGATTCAAGTACAAGTCGAGTTTCATTTGGGACAAGGTTAAACACAATATGGGGCATTACAACAGTGTACGACACGAGTTTCTTTTGGTATGCACGAGAGGATCATGCACGCCAGACGTCAAAAAGCTATTCGATAGCGTTCAGTCCATCGAACGAAGCGAAAAGCACAGTCAAAAGCCGTCAGAGTTTCGGCAAATTATCGACACCATTTATCCAAGCGGATCACGCATTGAATTGTTCGCACGTGAAGCTGCGGATGGATGGACAACATGGGGCAACGAAGCCAATGGACAGCAAGCTGCTTGACGATTCGATAGCCGCATACGACGCAGGCTATTACAACAAAAAACTACAGCAAGGCCTGGAGTTTCAGGACGTTATGACACGTGCATTGTACCAGCGCGGGATTGTTGTCGTCGGGTATTCGTCGAAGCGGTTTCAGAATTCGCACGGAGAAAACATGCTTGGCGCAGAAATAAAACGAGACGACAATTTTAGAAAAACCGGCAACCTATATATCGAAACAGCAGAGAAGGCTCATCCTCGAAACGAGAATTACGTCAAGTCCGGGATCATGCGCGAGGAGAATTCTTGGCTTTTCATCATTGGCGACTAGCGCACAGCCTATATT